CTGCCAATCCAGGTAAATCATTATCATGGTATAAGGCATACGAAAGAGAATTTAGAAAGCAAAGAACAATAAAATTATTAGGTATTTTTTATGATAAAAAAATAACAGACAACGATGTTGCAGATGCAGCAGGCATTGGTCATTGGGCAATAAATAATTGGGAAAAGGCGGTCAGCAATGGATAAAAGTTATATTAAAACAGAGGCTATGCTAGAGCATTTATTGTTACAAAATGCTATACAGATTGAAGGTTTTGATCCTTTAACAGGAGAAACCCACTATAGCATTACAGATAAATTAAAAGATGTTGCTCCTGACATTTATTATGAAATGAAGGCAGAATTTGAAGACCACATGTTTGAAATGATAAAAAGGGGTCCAGAATCAATGCAGTGGAGAGTTAGGTTGCATTAAATATGAAAAAGATGTATACTAGTGAGGCGTGGCTAAGAAAAAGATATCATATTGATAAAAAATCACCACAGGATATAGCAAAGGAATGCGAGGTTAGCGTGGAAACTATTTACGTGTATCTTGCTAAATTTGGATTAAGGAAATCAAAACGATGAGTCTAAAACCAATATTCCCTGATTCAAAAATTTTTAATTTCAACGATCTATATTTGCTTACTGTTGGCACTAGTGCTGGAAAAGAAATTCTTGATGCCTGCTTAAATCTTGCACACATGCTTATCAGAAAAAATATTTCATATGGAAATTCTGCATTAGAGCCTATTCGTATTTTTAGTAAGGCAGACGTAAGAGAACAGTTGCATGTTCGTATTGATGACAAATTAAGCAGGATTATGCGTGGTACAGAATATGTCGGAGACAACGATATTGATGATTTAATTGGATATTTGGTATTACTAAAAATAGCAAAAGACAAAGAGAACGGGATGGTATAATGATATTATGATTAAATTAAAATACCATGGCTTACCAAATGTAGATGTAAACGTTGGCCCAGACGTAGAAAATCCACTTGATAAAGGTTTGACAGGATTTAGATATCCAGAATTAGCATTTTCATTTAATAAAAGTTTAGAAGATATAAGGTTAGTTTGTAAAACTAGAAGAACGTATGAAACTTTTGAATATGTGGCAAAGGACCAGCCTTGGGTTTTAGATTATGTGGATGCTCCAGATTCTTTTCAAGTTAACTCTTTTTTGTTTAGATCGGATGAGTTTACAAAACAGCATGATGGAAAACATATATTATTTTCTGGATGTTCTAATTCATATGGATTTAGTCTTTACAACCATGAAATTTGGCCGTGGCTATTGTATAATAAAATAAAGGAAAAAGAAAAGGTTTCTGGATATTATAATTTATCTATGCCAGGTACTGGACCTTTGAATATGGTTTCAGATATTTTTAAATACATTAATAAATACTCAAAGCCAGATGTAATATTTATCAATCTGCCTCTTTTGTCAAGATTTTATACATTAGTTAATGATATAGGAAATACTTTAGAGTTTGCGGAAGAGGTTAACTTTTCTGAAAAAATTCCTGAATGGCATCATTCAATTCCTGTAACAAGCGATGATAATGTCAAACCTAGGTTTAATGGATTATCAGAAAATGTTCCTGATGTAAAATATCATCCAATTATTGCTGAAAAATTTATATATGTTTATCAATATTTAATGATGCTAGAAACATTCTGTAAGATAAATAATATAAAATTATATATATTTTCTCACAACCTAACTACAAATTGGTTTTTAAGTCAAACAGATTTATATTCATTTAAAAACATTTCTGGCGGATGGAAGGATTTGAAAAAAACTTATGACTTAATGCTTGATTATAGGTTATTAAACAAAGATGATAAATTTGCATTAACTGGAAGAGATAAGGTACATGAGGGAACTTCATATCATTATGCTTGGAGTGAACTAGCATACTCCTGGTATTCCTCTGATAACTACTAAACTTATGTCAACTGAAGAAGATTTAATTAAGCATCTTGATGAAATTAATAATGTTGTAGGAGAATACCTAAAAGGAAATGATGCAACAAAAATTTCTAAAGATTTAGCGATACCTAGAAATCGTGTAGTACAACATATTAATGAGTGGAAAGTTATGGCATCTGCAAACGATGCAATTAGGACAAGGGCTAAAGAAGCGCTTGCAATAGCAGACACACATTATAATAAACTTATTGCAAAGTCTTATGAGGTTATTGATGAGGCATCACTTAATAATAATCTTAGTGCAAAAACACAAGCAATCAAACTAGTAATGGATATTGAGTCTAAAAGAATTGACATGCTGCAAAAGGCTGGTCTGTTAGAAAATAAAGAATTTGCAGAAGAAATGCTACAGATAGAAAAGAAGCAAGAAATATTAATGGCTATTCTTCGTGACATAGCGTCAGAATATCCAGAAGTTCGTGACCAGATCATGCGTAGGCTTTCTGATATTGCTAAAAAGGATGAAGTGATTACAATTGTCCACGACGTTCAATGATTTTCTTGAAGCCCTTGCTGACAATCACTTTGAAGAAACCCCAGTAGACGCAAAAACATTTGTTGAGTCACCAGACTATTTAGGTCAACCAGCATTATCTGATATTCAATACGATATCGTTCAGGCTATGAGTCAGGTATATCGTAAAGAAGATTTACAACAAATCATGGGAGAAGAGGAAGGTGCTAGGTATTATGAAAAATATACCAAAAATGAAATTATACTACAGTTGGGAAAGGGTAGTGGTAAAGATTTTACCTCTACTGTTGCTTGTGCCTATATCGTATATAAGTTATTATGTCTTAAGGACCCAGCAAGATACTTCGGAAAACCAAGCGGAGACGCAATAGATTTGATCAATGTTGCTATTAACGCACAGCAGGCAAAGAACGTTTTCTTTAAAGGATTTAAAACCAAGATTGAAAAGTCCCCTTGGTTTGCGGGTAAGTATGAAGCAAAAGTAGACTCGATAGGATTTAATAAATCAATTACCGTTTATTCTGGACATTCGGAAAGAGAGTCGCACGAAGGATTAAATCTTTTGCTTGCAGTTCTTGATGAGATTTCTGGTTTTTCTTCAGAAGTACAAACAGGAAACGAACAAGGTAAAACTGCTGAAAACATTTACAAGGCTTTCCGTGGCTCCGTTGACTCTCGATTTCCTGATCTTGGAAAGGTGGTTCTACTTTCATTTCCTCGTTACACTGGAGACTTTATTTCTGAGCGGTATGAAGCAGTAATTGCTGACAAAGAAGTAATATCAAGAACACATAGATTTATAATTAATCCTCTATTACCAGAAGACGATAAAGATAACTGGTTTGAAATATCTTGGGATGAGGATCACATTAACTCTTATAAATATCCAGGTGTGTTTGCATTAAAAAGACCAACATGGGAAGTAAACCCTACCCGCCAAGTAGATGATTTTAAGATTGCTTTTATGACAGATCTTGGAGATGCCATGATGCGGTTTGCTTGTGTTCCAACGTATGCCTCTGATGCATTTTTCAAACAAGCAGACAAGGTTAGATCATGTATGACATTAAGAAATCCACTTGATCAATTCAGGAGATTTGAAGAAAACTTTAAGCCAGATCCAGATAAAGTTTATTATGTACACGCTGACCTTGCACAAAAACATGACAAATGTGCTGTAGCAATTTCACATGTAGATAAATGGGTCAATGTTCAGGTAATAAAAGACTATGAACAAATATCACCTGTGGTAGTTGTTGATGCGGTGGCATGGTGGGAACCTAAAATAGAGGGGCCAGTAAACTTATCTGAAGTAAAACAATGGATACAAAATTTACGCAGGCTTGGTTTTAATATTGGCTTAGTTACATTTGACCGTTGGCAGTCTTTTGATATTCAAAATGAATTGCAGGCGGTAGGGATGAGGACTGAAACAGTATCGGTAGCCAAGAAACATTATGAAGATATGGCCATGCTTGTATATGAAGAAAGACTTGCTATGCCTGCGATAGAACTTTTGTTTGAAGAGTTAACAGAATTAAAAATTATGAAAAATGGTAGGGTAGACCACCCTCGCAAAAAATCTAAAGACTTGGCAGACGCAGTTTGCGGTTCTATTTTTGGAGCAATATCACACACACCAAGAGATCAAAACCTTGAAGTTGAGATTCATACATTTAAAGATAAACCACGTAAAGTTGACACGCTTCCTGAGAACGTGATACAATATAAACCTAGCCAAATAGAAGAAATTGAAGACTATCTGGATAGGCTTAAAACAATATAACAAAATGAATAATAAAAGGAGAAAAATGAATTCATTGAAAAAAATCGCTCTAGCCGTGGTTGCAGCCATGACTATGGGTACATTTATCGCAACACCTGCAAGTGCTGCTGTAATGACAGTCGCTGTATCTCTAAACGGAACTGCTAACACAACCAATTCCGCTATTGCTACACCTGCTGCATTGCCAGTGCCTGCTGATAACACAGTAGATGCTGCAGACGGACTACGCTTTATTGCAACTGTAGATACAGGAACATCAGTTTCTGCTACCTGCACAAATTGCACAATCGTATCTGCTTTGCATACTGCTGCTGCTCCAGTAACATCGGCATCAGGTTCTTCAAGCCTGACCATTGCAACTGGCACAGG